TCAACTCAGCAAGCATACGATTCAATGAAGAACCATCTTGTCCTGCAGGAGTTGCAGATACAACTGCTGCATCACCATTGCTGTCCAATACGATGATTGGTGTGCCTGGTAGACGAGCAACTTTGTAATTCTGCTTGACGTTACGTACTAATTGTAGTACGCTGTTTGAAGTGAAGCCCTGTGTCCAACCTGCAGTGTTTGCAGGAAGACCGGCTGCTAACAATTCCATTGCACCTAACTGTGTTGGACGAGCAAAGCCGTCTGCTGGAGCAGGTGAATAGTTAGTGTTGCCTGGTGTTGATTTGAATGATAGGAAGGCTTCGCATACACGAATGTCAACCTTTTCACCATAACTCTCACCAAGTTCAGCACCTAATGTTGCAGCAAGTTCAAAACTTGTTGTCCAGGCGTAGAATACCAATCATGTTACGCTTGCTTTCGCAAGGGAGAAACCTCTTCGGATTTCTCTCTACCGCTTCTTTTGTTATACGGTAGTTCAGACTATCGCATCATCCACTTGGGATGTTCTCTCACTTAGTCGTTCAGGCTGCACAGTTTTCACTTGCTTGCCCCCTGTTGTCCACTTCTGGAGTTCCAAGTCAATCAGAGAGAATTTTTCCATAATACCTTTCGATATTAGGCGACAAGTGCAAACAATTCATCATTGCTTGCAAGTTTATCGAACGCCGTCGCTGCAACTGCTGGAGTTGCTGTAATAGAACCTTGACCTAGTGAAGGATTTTGTTCAACTGCTAATGGTGATGGTCCGAAACCGTCGCCACTGCCTGATCCTGCTGGGTTGTAGTCCTGATATGTGATTGGTGCAAAGTTAGGCACCAAGTATTGATTGCCCTGATTAGGGGCAACGACCTGTGTGAACTCTACGAGTCCAGTGCTTTCGTGCATAGCACGTAAAGCGAAATTTGCGATTGCAGTTGTGAAACCATCGGCTTCGTTATTGCCACCGCCTAGTACGTATGCCATTTTAGTATCTCCTATTGTTGGCTATTATACGATCTTTCTAGATGCTGTTGAGACAGTTGCACTTACGTTAGTTGCCTTCAATCCTACTCCTTTACCTAAACCCATCTTTGCTGCCCATGCATTGAAAGCAGCAGGATCTTTAGAATAATCAGGAATCTGATCTAATGGCGCACCAGCGAAATTGCTTTGTCCAGGGCGCAATCCAGAACCGTTTGATAAATTACTTTGCTTGAGCAACTTAGGGTTACCTTGAGCAACTTCTTCTATCAAACCTTTTATTGTTAGTGGGTTACCGTCCATGCCATATCGTTCTTGTCCCTTAGAATTGACGATTGCAAATGATCCATCACGCTTGAACTGTAGATTACTTTTGATTTTTTGCAATGCATAGTCTTGTAAATCATTATCGAATCTATCGCCCATGTTGCGCAATATTTCAGTGTCTAATTCTTTCATACGCAAGGCTCGCTCTTTCTGAGCAAGATCACGTTGAAGTTTCATGAACTGATCACGTAGATCGGTAGTGTCATTACCTACATCACGCCCCATGCGTGGTTCTATTGCAGGCTCTAACTCCACTGGCTGTGCGTTGCCACCGGTACTTTGACTGGCAGTACGTGCGATGTAACCAATCGCTGCCTCTACACTTTCAAAATTCTGACCGCTTGCTTGAGACAAGGCGTTCAATATTGAACTTGTAGTGCTTTTGCGAATAGCACCTGCATTTACTTTACCATCAGTTGCGACATTATCCTGTGTTGCGTCAGGGGCTGTGGCGTTGCCATCGAGATTATTTTCTAACATATTTCCTCTTTATAGTTATAACGTAACAAACGATTTTATCTTCCTGTGTTTATACCAGTCAATTGACTTGCAATCGCTTGATTGGTATAATAACTCTGTCCAGTATAAGTCACAGGAGTACCTATACCTTCATCATTATATCCAACGCCTTCATCGCCGGCGCTGTCATATTCTGTATCATCACCATAGATACCTTCAGTCTCACCAAATTGTTCTGGTGTGACGATCTGATCACCAAGATCACGACTCATTACTTGTTCGTTATCTTTTGTCATCAAATCTTTGACTTGTGTATCAGTTATGGTATTGATGTATGCTTGTTCATATTGTGGTATCTGTTCAGCAGGAGCAAGCATACCAATAATTTCTTTTGCTATCAAATTATCAATGATAGGATTATTCTGTACTAAATTCTTTGCCTGACCCATCAATGCTAGTCTATAGTTAGTATCATGTGCTTCATAATCAGTGTTATAATGTACTTCACCTGCCCAACGCATATTCATAAAACGTGCGGCAAATGTGAATATCAACTCTTCAGCGACTTCCATCAAGCGGGCTTTGCTCTTTGCGAGTCTATGTAATTGTTTTCGTTCCTCTATGATGGCTACGCCACTCGCTAATTGATTCTTTGTATTACGCAAGCCACCTAATCCTGTTAGACCTTCGATACTCTCAAGTATCTCACGCTGGCGACTTGTAACTTTGTCAACATCACCAGTATCTACAGGAATAGTTTCTACTTGTCCTTGACTTGCACGAACTATAGCACCAGCATGTACAGGTATGGCTACCCCTTTATCTGCACGAATGATTGTCTTGGCAAACTGTATTGAAGTATATGCTTCACATTCTAGTTTGTAATGTTCACGCTGTGCGTCACTTGCGCTATCGATATCACTTACACCTATATCGATTGTGCGTGGATCACGGCGTCCATAAACTATAAAGCCGGGAATAGCCATACCGGGTGGGTACTCGCCCCTACCAATTTCTTCAACATCGCCTTTAGCGACATTCTTCCCTACTTTATAACTCACCCAATAACTTGGATATTCATCTGTACCTAGATGATAACATTTTAGATACCAATTATCCTTATCTTCTGCTTCTAATATCTTGACATGCTTGATCATTGGCTTGCCACCAAACCATTCCCATTCCCAGTTCCATACATTCAATGGATTGACTGCTACAACATATGGTCTGCCATAGTTAGCATCGCCTTGTACTGGCATGTCAACAAATACCCAACAATGACCATAGATGCTAGTAAGATCACCTACTTGTTCCATGAAGCCATCTAATGTACGATTGTTTAGATCAGCATCTAATAAAAATAATTGTGCCCACTCTGTATTATCAGGATTTATGTAAGCACCTGTTGGCGTGCAGAATTTCAATTCACGCTTGACACCTGGCTCAAATAATACATCATTGATAGTATCAACAATGTATCTACAAATTGGTTGTGCAACTGTGTTTTGTACTAGATCAAGATAAAGGTTGCTATCTTCACTTGGGCGTTTCTTACGAACATATGTTTTGAAAACATATCCACCAAGATATGCATATTGATATCCTAGCATCTGTTCATAAATTGCGTTGTATATTGGATTCTTGTGTATAAGGTCTTGTGCGTTCATATGGTATTCCTAGCGATTATTCTTCGTCAAGATATTCGTAATAATCGCCGCCGAATTTTTCATCGACATATTCTTCTTTTTCCATCTCGACATATTCTTCGACATCCATATCCATGACATCTTCAGTTTCTTGTGTATAAACACTAAACTCATCCAATGCTCTCATGACTTCTGGAAATTCACCAAAGGCACGATCAATTTCACTAGTGCTATGTCCCATATCAGTAAGATATCTTACTACGTCTTTGGCAAGATCATAATGGTCATCTTGTGGAATATAAAATTTGCTTATGGCGTACATTTCAACCATCATGTCAAAATCCATGGCGTTTCTCCATATATGTCATGTATTTATACTTCACAATACCTTTTTACATGTAAAGTCATTGCAGTCTTTGTGCATACGACTGAACCATACAACATGTGTTGATACATTACAATGTTCACAAGTGACATAAGGAATCTTTGGCTTCATAAAAGATTTGCCATGTTTCTCTGCAATACGTTGATGTCTAGTCTTAGCATTGCCTAATACTAAATGATCAGGATTCACACATAACTTGTTTAGGCATGTATGTTGTACTTCTTTCCATTTTATTTGTAAGCCTTTATGTCTTGCCATTGCACGATGTACTGTTACCATCTTTGCATCGCCTAATCGTGTATCACCTTTGATCAAACCGAATCCTGCATTGTTCACTGGGCCGGTCCATACCCAGCATTTACTTTTATCTTTTGGTATCTTTGTGCGTTCTAATACACGTTCATGTACAGGTGTATATCTGTTTATAAATCTACTCATACTTGTATTTAGTACACCATATGGTCTGGTACATTTTCATCACCATTGACGATTTCTTCCCATGTTGGTCCACCTGGATATAATGGACTCTCAGGCATGTATTCTTGTCCTGGTATTTGCATATATCTTTGATCCATACCAACAAATTCTTTTATAGTTTGATCATGTGTTATTGGGAACAAGTGATGTATACCATAACGCAAACAGTCACCAAGACCATCTATGTGTGCATATTTTTGTTCGGTATATTTGACTAATCGTTTACGACTACCATCTTCGAAATGGTATGTACTCAATGCTTCTAACAATAATTTGTCATCACTTTTTACAAACAATCCACCTCTATTGATGAAGGCATTGACTGTGTTATCTGTATCGCTAATCAATGGATTGCTCTTACGACTATTGACGATAGTGAAACCATATTTCTCAAGTATGATACGATCTGTGATACCGAATGGACTTGTAGTGTCACGATTCACTTGTGTACCTGACATGTCTATCACGCTATAGATTCTACGTTTTGGAAAATCAATACGTATGGCTTCTGCGATACCTTCTGTGCTACAGTCTGGTATGGCATAACTTTTCAATACTTCTAATTTGTCTTTTCCAACTTGCGCAACGATAGCGCACATTACACGTTTGTTGAAGTCCGCAAAATGGTATAGATCACCACCTCTATCTACAATATTGTCAGTAGTATGTTTGTGTTTGTCAAATGTATAGAAAAATTGATCAGCAACACTTTCCCAACTACACAAATAATCTTGTGCAAACTTTAGCGGACTTAGTAACTTCTTTTGTTCTTCAATGAACTGTCGATTACCACTGCGCATCTGTTCATAGTTGTAATGTCTGACTATGTACTTGTCACTGTCTAATGCTAACTTGAACAATTCATATAATGGTCCTGTACCATGTGGTGTGCTGATTACAATCAATCTACCAGCAGTATCAGGTTGACCAACGCTTGGACGTAATCGATTGGTGATTTCTTGTAATGTATCTGAATTATATAACGCTGCTTCGTCTGCTACCCATACGCCTACGTTTAGACCACGTAGATTCTCACGCTGTTCTGCACTCTTACATCTAATGTATATGCCATTAGGAAACTTTATGGTCATATCACTATTGTTTATGTCTATGCCATCTTTTAGATTATAATGATTGATTGCGCTTTTTTTGAGTGGTTCCCATATCAAACTCTTGATCATGTTACCAGTAGGTGCGCTGTATATGATATCTTTGCCCTTATGATAACGTTTATCGCTAGCAAATATAGGCAATGCTATACTTGCTAGAAATGTTTTACCACTACCTGCAGGAACTATGTTTATACAATGCTTGTCTGTTGTCAGCCAATCTTGTAATAGTGTGCTTTGTTCCCCATATAATGGGATGTCAATCTTTTTTTGCATCAACGTTTTGTAGTCTTTCTACTACTTGTGCCCATGTATCTAATCTATCGATGACGAGTGGCATATTTGTTTTGATACTGATACTTGGTGGTACTGCAAGTATGTTCAGTACGCCACCATTACCAAATATGTTTTCTTTGTTATTGTAAAAATTATTTGGATTGTAATTTGCTACTGGATACCAATATAATGTATATGATAGATTTGACAACATATCATAGATGCCTGCTAGATCACAATGCATGGCTTCATAGAAAATCACGGGCATATGATTTTTTATCGTTTTCTCCATACCTTGGAACACGCTAAATTCATGACCTTCAACATCGATCTTTATCAACGTTGGTGGTAATATTTCTTTACGTTCTACTAGATAATCGATAGTAGTCATAGGACAATGTTGTCCCTTACTTGTTATCTTGCATTCACCATAATTACCACTAGTGCCTAATGAGAAACTTTCTATCTGTGTGCTACCCACTTCATTGCTTATGGCAAAGTCAAACAATGATATATTCTTGTCATGGTAACTATTGATCTCTAATAGTTTATAGTTTAGATTGTTTGGTTCAAAAGCATAGACATGTTTTGTGCCCTTAGCAAATGCTATAGTATGCACACCTATGTTTGCACCTATATCATATACAACGCTGTCACTGTTTAGGAAACTGCGTAATAAATTGATCTCAGTCTCGGTATATTCACCATAAAATGCTAGACTTGTACCAATAATACTGTCATTCAAATAATGATAAAATACTGGGCTATAGCGTGTGCTACATGCATGTAGGTGTTCTGTAAAGTTTGGCTCATACATCAATGAATACTGATCTTTATAATAATTCAAATTATAAACAGGCATTCTATGATCGATATCTGTAAATTTCAGTTCACTTGTTATTGTTTCCATGATTTATTCCTTTATTGTAATTGATTTCTCTACATTTGTCCAATCTGGCAACTCACGTTGTGGAAATTGAAACATTGCTTGTAATGGTTCACCACCACTTGTATGGTCCATCTCTAGTTTATCAGCAACTACTTTGTTCAATATCATTTGCTGATATTTCACTATTAGATGTGTATCGCCTGACATTCGTGCTGCATGGTAATCTTCTGCTAGTCCTACAGCGAATGGCTTGTCTTTCTTGGCTATCTCGCTCAATATCGTCAATGCACTTAGTTTCTGCTTTTGACCCTTCTTGCGTCCTGCGCCAGGTCTGTACCCACCGTTTTTGCCAGGTTCCACTGATTTTTTCTGATTGTTGATCAGTTCGGACATATATTATATCTCCATTACTCTTTATTATTGTCGTGATGAGTTCTACTTGCATATGCGTCAACGATTGCATTGTATTTTGGATGATCACTTGCTTCTAATGTTATGTTACCAACTAATGCTTTTACTGTATCTAAATCGTTTGTCTTGATCATATGTAGATAAGTTTTGACAACCTGCGGATTATTCATGCGATTGTAAATATGACTATCTTTCATTATTGTATCCTCCTAATTGTGTTGCGTCCACAGCAACCAAATTCAAATGTATATCCCATTTTCTGTACACGTTCTTCTATCATACGCATACACAACTTATATTCCCAATCTTCAAATTGATATGGTCTAAGATATTGTAAAAACCCTAGAAACAATTCGTCACTAGTGTTTTGTATTAGTTCCATATTCTGACTGAGTTGCATTATATCACGCCTTCATCACGTAATATCTTGTTTGCCCAAGTTAGTCCTGCAGGGCCGCCCCACATCAAATATGCTTGCGTACCTTTTGTGTTTTGTCCTGGCTTATAATAGACTCTTGCTCTACTCAAGAACTGATATGTGCGCATGACAGTCTCAAGGCTTACTGGTTCACGTTTTGCAAACTGATTAGCCCGAGCAAGACCTACACTTGTGCCACCTTTATTGCTGCTTGTGCTTTCGTCACGCATTTTTAGTCCACGCTTGGCATTATTTGCCATGGCTTCTGTAGGTCTGTAACTCATTTCTTTTTCACTGGTGTGCAGATATCACGACCTTTGACAGTGCCACTATAGCGATAGCCTGGCCAACATGCTTTGTTATCACTACCAACTTTCTTGCCTTGCTGATTAGTCTGTGGTAATTTGACAGGTTTATCTTTCATGTTATTACCTCTTTGGTTTTGGGCCTGGCTTTGGTCTTTTTGGTTTGTTGTTATACATAAATTTTCTCCCAATCATCTGGATTATCTGTTGGATCTAGTCCATCATATAGTGTCTTGTCACTAGTATCTAGTTTGTTCTTATACTTGAGTGTACCGAATACGCTCAATATCTTTTGATTGTTCTGTTTCCATTTTTCTACAATCTCTTCATAACGATCACTGCCAAGAATAAGTTTTAGTTGCGATTTGCAGTCACTTACTGTTGGGTTGATATCGAACTTGCTATCTTCTATCTGGTACATGAAGTCCATGCAACGATCAAGTTCAGTCTCAGTCATATAGATAGATAACTCAGTGACCATCTTGTTCATGATGTTTATTTTCTTGTTATCGAATTTACGATTCCAAATATCTGTTGCAAACATTAGTGCAAATTCCCATCATGTTTTACTTCTACTGTAGCACTATTGATCAACTCATTGACATTGTGTTCAGTCATGATGCTACCTAAAAAGTTATAAACTGCTTCCATGCTCAATATCGTGAAGTCTACACCACGCTTGTCATCAACAGTCATTTCACTGACATTGATGTTTTTGGCATTCTCTAATGCTTTTTTTACTTCACTCATCAATGGTTGTACTGTGACCCATACAATGCCATCTTCTGCTTTTACCATCTTATAATTCATTTGTTATCTCCTTGAATTGTTCTACTGTAATGTTAGTAAAATTGTCTACTTGTATATCGGGCACAATGTTGTTAGCATTGACTCTAATAAACTCTACATCTTTATATTTATCAATGATATATTTGATTCTTTTTTGCCATTGACTAGGCAAACTACTATGTGCTAGTTTGTTATAATTTTCTGTATTGCTATAGACATTGTATACATCATAGTCCATACCAATGATGTATATCTTTTTATGTTGATTCTGGCATGCTACAAGTATTGCGCTGTTGCCACTGTCAAATGCTTCTTTATATGCATAATGTATGATCTTATAATTGTTGCGCTCAACATGATTGTCAAATTGGCTATGTCCCTGTATATAAAAGTTGCAGTTTCGATGTATGTCTTTTTTCAGTATGTCATATATCATTGGTATATCGACTGCGATCAGATTGTCAGGAATGAAGTCACGATATAATGCATTGCAACCATATGTAGTGAATAGTTGTTGTAATTGGTTCAAGTCAAACTGTAATCTACTTTTACCATTACCGATCACTAGTGCGTTACTTTTTCTCTTTGTATCCACTTGCGTATATGGCCCTTGCTTGTTTGTCGGCATCTTCACGTTTCTTATAAAGTTTGCCACTACGACCCCAACGATAGCCTATGATCTTACCTGACTTATTTCTAACTTCATGTACTGGCATAGTTTGCTCCTATATACATTTATTTAGTCATTTATGTATTTGTTAGTTTTAGATTTGCTGCAAATATGTGTTTGGAACTTGCCATTATGATTTTGATTGAATCCAGTTCCACATACACTACAGCGTTTGCTAACGATCTTCCAACTTTTTGTTGGCTTTATGTATTGTAATATGTAATTGAGTTGTCGTTGCCTATTGGTAAGCACATCGATCAATTTATCCTGGTATGTTTGTCTATCCATACCCGTACTTATCACTACTAAATATCCAACCCAAACACGATTTTTGTCATGAATGGCCTAGATTGTAAGTCTATCTTTTTGACTGTGCGTAATTCTTCTATGACTTCTACACATGTATTGATTATATCTTCATAGAATGGTAATTGCTCTAGACTTAGATTTTTCTGATTACCAAACAACATATTATTGATCAGACCAGCCAACATAGTTTCAGGTGTGTTCCTGCGAGCCAATCTACTGTTATATGGATATCTCTTGTCAGGACTACGATACCATTTACCTAGTTCTTTGATATGTATATCATTGCTTAGGCATAACTCCTGCATGTAACTATTGACAGATAATATTGTTTGTAAGAAAATACCTTCATCATTTTGGTTCATCTGTATATAGGTGTTATTGCTTTTTGTATTTTTTACTGTGTAACCAATTTTATATTTGTTCATTTGTTATTTCTCCTATTTGTTCACTTGTTATATGTCTTTCGCATTCGCTCAAGACATCACTCAACAGAAACAAGTTTCTGTTTCGTGTTATTTCATTATTTTTTATTTACTGGACATGTACATTACGCAAAGGCAAAGGGGTAGATGTAACTACCCACGACATTACGCAAGAGGCGTAAAGGTCCTAACTCTCAGCATTTACCATAGCGGATTGACTATATCTCATGACCTATAAAATAGGCTGCTGGCGTATTCACTAATAACATATAGCATTCGTTAGTTCTTCTATATGTCTAGTATGCGTCCTCTACCCTGTTTACTATGACGCATCGCATTCAACCTTTACGATGTAGAAATGACTGTCGTGCCGAGTGGCGTGATATCATTTATGGCAACTCTCGTTGTCTACATTATAGTGTTAGACTCACCTTCACCTTACCGCCACACATCAGAACGGATTTCGGTCGCCTTCTACGCGGCGCAAGCGTTTAGCGTCTAAATTTTTTGTTATGCTTTTGATTTAGTCGTTTCATTCTGTCTTTACTAATTTTTGTATTGACGAATGGTTCATGTTTCAATGGTTTGGATTTAGTAGGTTGTAATAAACGATTTGGCATCCAACGAACATATTCACTCATATGTATTGGATTTTCTATAAACCATTTTTGTTTATAATCATCCCACCAGCAACCCTTTTGTTTCGCTAGTTCCTTTTCTTCAAAAGGCACTTCTAAATAAATTCGCATGTTATATATCTATCACTTAGTTTGTATTCTATACAAATCTTTTACATAATCGATATATGCTATGGTCTTGTTGTTTTGACCATTTAGTAATTCTTCTGCCCTAAATGCGGGCAATGTATTGCAAACTGCATTATTGAATAATGCTACGCTGAATGTTTTGGTACTACCAGCATCTGCAACTTTGATGATAAAATTATCGACTAACTTCTTTTCAGTCTTAGTCAATATTTTTGTAAACATAATTTGTTACCTCCTATAATTTATTCACCCCCATTCTTTAGCGAAGAATGACTATGGGCTCCGCTAAAAGCCCATAGTCTAGGAGGTCAAAAGCGCACTCTTTGAAAGTGCAATCTTATTTATCTAATATACAAATAAACTAATAAAAATCCAAGTTTTTTGGTGAAATTTACCAAAAAATCCTCGTGTAAAAAACTATAATAAAATCAACAACTTACAAAACCGTGCTTCTAAGTCATTGATTTGTATAGGGTTTTTATGGTTGACATTATTGTAGAACTCTGTAGAATTGTATCTGTAGTCGATGTTGACTACTAACTGTTGAGGTGAATCATGACATTCGATGATTATAAGTTTATTTGTTTTGCTAATGGTATCGATCCAAAATTGATCGAACCATGTAGATCATTTATTGATAAAAATGAATATGTG